ATCATTAGTATCGTGTCTATCCGCAACAATTTTAGTACCTGCATCTCTATCTTGTTGCCAGATTGACGTACCTGTGTGAACACCATTTGTTCTTGTAAATGTACCACCTGACCAACCCATTATTCTTCTCCTTTGTTTGTCTTTGTTATAATACTACTTATTATTAAATTAATTTCCACCATAACTTGATATATTTCCTCCTGACATTGAAGAAGGTCCTAAAACACTACCTCGTCTTAAAATACTACCTAAAACATTATTTGTAGGTTTAATTCTATTTAAAGTTTTTAATATTTCTTCTTTATCAGTTTCTTTTAAAATATTTGCTAAATTATCTTGCATATCTGTTGGCATAATTCTGTTTGTTTGCCCAAAACCTTGTAATATTTTTTTACCTCCTAATACTTGTGTAATTGGACCTGTACCAAAAGCTAAATAAGATGCACCATCTATTAAATCTCCTGCTATAGTATTATTAGCTTTAGCAGATGCTAAATTTTCTGCTGTATCTGAACCTCCTAAATTTTTTCTTGTTGTTTCTAAAATAGCAGATTCTGACTCTAAAAATTGTTTAAATTTTCTTTTTTGTAATTTTCCTCTACTATTATTACCAAATATTTTAGTTAAAACTTTATCATAAGAAGGTTTTTGAGATAAAGATTTTATAATTGCATTAGGATTTACATTGCTAGAAACTAATTCATCTAAACCATTTGCAGCTCCTAACATAAAATGCAACCTTTCTGATTCAGACATTTTATTAATACTTGCATAAAATTCTTTTTGTTTCCCTAAATTACCACCACCTTTTAAAAATTTACTGCCTAATTCATACGCTTCTTCTTTTTTAAAACCTTCAGCATATAATTTTCTAGCTTTTTTATAATCATTTCCTATATATTTATCTGCTGTTTTATCTATTAATTCTACAAATCTTTTTCTAATATTTACTAAACTTCTTATTTTGGGATTACTCATATCTAATCTTCCAAAATTATCTTGAGATTCTTTTAAAGAAACATCAATACCTCTTTTTATTTGATCTAAAGTTTTTATATCTAAAGTTTTTATAGTTTTTTTATTAGTTATATTTTCTAAATTTTTAATTAATATTTTTTGTATATTTGGACTTTCTAACAAATTTACATCATTTTTTACTAAATCTATTGCTGTATTAATCCCTTTTTTAATATCAGGAAACTTCATTAATTTTGCTAAACTACCTTCTATTGGAATTGTTTTATTAATAACTTGTGCATACATATCATTAGATATTGTTTTTAAATCTGTTTGAATTTCATCTAATGTTTTTGTAAAATCTTTTCCGTATGCTTTATTTTTTCCTTCAGAAAATACTTCTCTTATTTTATTTGTTATTCTTCTATTAGCTTCTTTACTTCGTCTTTTTGTAAAATCTAATAATATATTTTTTGCTTTAGATTCTGGGTCTGAAGCTACTATTATTGATTTTGCTAAATTTCTTATTTCTGCTGGTCCTATATCTTGTAATGTTATTGGTGAATCTTTATATGCTTTTAATTGACCTTTCATTACATCAAGTTCTGCATCAGGGTCTATGCTTTGTTCTATTTTTTTTCTTAAAAATTCTTCTTCTTTAGTTAAATTTGGTTTTCCTCTAAAATAGTTTATTATAGAATTTGCAGAAGTTAAAAATTTAGCTGGTATTCTCATTAAAGGTTTTATTACAATTTGAGCTAATGCTCCTCCTGTTGCTCCAACTTTTTCAACACCTACTTCTTCATCTATCAAAGGAATATTAAAATCTTCTTTTTCATTTGCTACGCCTTTAGCGTAAACTGCTCCGCCAATTCCTGAACCTATTAATTCTTCTCTAGTAGGAAGAAATTTACTTTTTTCTGCTACTTTCCCTCTTTTTTTTATATATTTATTTAATGTTTTTAAAGAATTAGGAAATTGTTTAGTTAATTGATTTAATCCTAATTTTCCTAATGTTTTTATTCCTCCTGCTATTCCAGTACCAGTTAAAATAGAACCCCCTAATTCTAATGCTAACGCACTACCAGGATTATTTGTTCTATAATTTTCCATTTCTTCTCTAATAACATTTATATCGTTGCCAGTTAAAGATGCTTCTATTTCATCACCAAATCCAAAAGTAACGCCTTGTAAAAATGTTCTACCCATATTTCCTATATCTACTTCTCCTGCACCTCCCATTATTGTAGGTACTTTTATTTTAGTCCCTACGGCAGTACCTCTGGCTTTATTTAAATCATCTACTGTTAAATCTATAAGATTTTTATTAAATTTATTATATATAGCTTTTTCTAAATCTGCAGGGTCTGGATATTTTTTTAGTAAATATGGAGATAGTTTGTATAATTCATCAGGACTCATTTTTATATTCCGTATTGATTTGCAAATAATTCTTCAGAAAATAATTCATTTTCTTTTCTTTGTAGTTCTTCAAATTCTACTAATTTTTCAACATAATGAGCAGCTGATTCTTCAGAACTAAAAGTTAATTTTTTTGTTCCATCAGGCATTAATTGTATTCTATTTTTACTTAAAAATTCTACCATTTTTTGCTCTTGATTTATTCTATGTTGTAAAATTCTCATAACATATAAATTAGCTTGTTTGCTGTTATTTACATTAGCAAATGTTTTTTCTATTTGTTTATAATCAAAGTCAGTTGGATTTACTCCTAATTGTTTAGCTATAGGTATAATGCTTGAAGCAGTTAAAGATTCCATTGATTCAATCATACCAAGTAGTTTATCATCTACGTTAAAACCTAATGCTTTAGCTGCTGATCTAAATTTATTTTTAGCACTAGCACCAAATCCTTGCCAATCTTTGTCATTTTCTGATAGCTCTAGTAATATATTCATAACTTGATCTGTTCTCATTTTTGCATTATTAACTTTAGCAATATTTTCAGTATTTACTACTTTATCAAAAGTAGTTTTCATACCTTTTATATCATTTTCTAATAATTTACCTTCAGTCTTTAATGCTATTTCATTAGTTGTTGTAAAAGTATTTTGCGATTTTTTATCAGGTGTAATATCTGTATAAACTTTTGATAAATTTTCTGCTAATTCAAATTTATTGTTATCTTGATTAAATAAATGCAATCCTTCATTAGTTACATAAGCAGGAACAGTAATTTGTTCTCCCTTGTATGTTACTAAATAATTGTCTGTATCATATTTTTCTTTTTCATTATTAAATATTTCTTTTACTTTTACATTACCATCTGGTTCTTTAACAATTTGTAATAAACTACCGTCTATTTTTTCAAATTTAGGATCAGGAATTTCATAAGGAATAGGAGAGTAATTTCCTTCTAAAATTTGTCCTGTATTTGCATTTATTATACTTCTAGTTCCATCTACATTTTGCATTTCTCTAACATTAACTCTTTCATTTGTAGGACTATAAAATACTTTAAGCTCTCCATATTTAGGTTGTTTCCCTACCATTCTATTTTGCATATACTGCATATATTCTAAAGGTTCATACCCTGCACCTCTTAATGCTTGTGATA